CGGTTGCTAGTTGAAATAAGTTCTCATTTAAAATATCAGAGCATATTACACTAGTCGGTGAATCTGCATAATTTGGAACGATTAACCTATTGTTAATATAAGTTCCAAATGGGGCATTAGGACAAATCACAAATGTGCCATCCGTGATGGAAGGAATTGATGGTAAATCATCGTACCCTGACCCTGCTGTGCCGTTCCAAACTTTTGGACGATCACCCTCGCTAAACAAAATAACTTTGTCAAAAGCTTGTATGCCCATGACTTCGTCCGAATCAGAGTATGGGAAATTTATTGCTTCTGTTCCGCTTGCTAGAAGTCCGTTGGCAGAGTCCTTAGTGACAACTAATAAATCGTCAGCTTGCGAGTTGGGATTTAAAAAGGGGACAAGGCACTTTCCTCCGGTAATACCGGTAATTTTTTTTAAGCCTTTTCGAGTGTAAATTTTTCCACTTTGAAACCTAGCATTCTCACTTTTAGTAATTATGCCCTGCGGTAAATTTGTTGGCTCAGTCTGCTCATCAATGCCCAAGAATCCAACATCACCATCTTCAGCAAATGGGTCATCGAGTTGAAAAGTTGAGCGATATCGTGGCACTATCTATCTCTTCTCCAATTCTCCAAAAGTCGATCAAGCTTGGTTTCTATTCCATCAAGTCGCTTAAACAGGGTCTCGTTTTCAGAAGTGTTTTTTGCCATATCAACCTCAAGACTTCCTATTCTTTTAGACTGACATTTCATTTCATGTAAAATTGATTTTACCATAAAACCCCCTACTGCAAAAAGCACTCCGGAGACTACCTGAAGTGCGTAAAACACTAATCCACTATCTTCCATTTTTTATTTTTTTAGTTTGCCAATGGGTATAGATCATAGGCACTAGAATCCATAGCGCTAGACCGATAACACAAAGTTTTAAAACTCCATAAATTTCAGTAAAAATGTGATCGAAAAAACCTTCGTCTTTTGCACTTCTTAATTTCTCCGCAACCACCGCATCCACATCTCCTGTTGTCAAAGCTTTGAGGACTCTAACCTCAGAGTCCACCTTGTCCGATCCTTGCACTATTAAGTATCCTGCCCCTGCTCCCAATCCTGCTCCAAGTCCGGCAGTCACCGGAGATCCCCCTAATGCACCGACTCCTCCACCTACAACTGCAAGAGTGGGTGGAAGGAGTGGTTTAAGAGATGTACAACTTATTGTACAATTACAAAGTCCTAAAATTATGAAAAGCTTCCACAAAATTTAGTCCATTGAAATTGTAAATCCACCAACCGGAATTTTAAATATATCACCCTGATCAATTTGACTTGGTGAGTTCAAAGCACCATAAGCTAATAACTGACCTCCGGTAGCTGAATTAAATAATCCGGCATGGGTAATCGAACCCCAAGATGCATCAGCATCAGGAAACACCGTATCCGCATTTGTTGTAATAGCACCACTAGTTACAGCACCAAAGCTTGCTTGCTGACGAGCATAACCGCTACCACTAAGTTCTGTGCCTCCTCCGGCATCTGTTGGGGTTGCTGTGTAAAGTCCAATAAAGACTCCACTTCCTGCACTACCTGAAAGACCATTTCCAAAATTGGCAGTCCCTCCTGTTGAGAGAGCAGTTAATACCCTCGTTTCTAAATCATCTGTAGCTTGTGACATATTATATCCTCCTATTTTTTTTAATATTAAACTTTTGTTAACGAAAATGAACGACTATCAAATGTGTGTTCTCCTCTTGATTGCACTCCTTGTATACTTCTTTCAAAGTAATTTACTTCCATACACAGAATCGCGCGTGATGTAGCAGAACTTAAATTTCCCACACTAATGGTTTTGCTCACTAGGGTGTCAAAAGTTGGGAAATACCTCCACTTTGAGCCGAATTCATTTACCGCACTATTTGCACCTAATGGAAGTGGAATATCGTACAATTGCCCACCAACAACTTTTTTTGATAGTCTAAAACTAGTATAACCCCCTTGGGCAGGGAAATTAGGATTATAATAATTAAATGTGTTGCCGTTATATGCCATTCTACCTGTCACGGCAGGAGGTTGGTTATCTATTGTCGCACTAACCCCAACAGATGGATTTAATTCGTCTAACAATCCTATCTCATAATAAGCATTTGTAGATACAAGAGTAGCTTGTGTAGTATTTGTAATTATATTGTTTATTGCAGTCTGAGAAAGCATTTTAAAAGTTAAGACATAAGTCGAATTAGGTTCTAGATGCGTATTAACATCTGATAAGCTTAATCCTCTTTTGGTTGATCCATTGATAGCAAATAAACTGCCTGTGGGATCGATAGTGGGTGCTATGCTGTGGCGATTTCCATTACCGGAGGAACTTTCAAATATGTTTCTAATTATTGGCATTCGGGTATCTAGTCTCAAACTTAAACCCATGCTTACATTTATTGCGTTACCTTTAATAATGTGCGGAGTAATTGCCGGAACATTAATACTTACAGAACTAGTTGCATTCTCACGAACTACGCAATTTGCACCTATAACATTATCAACTCCCAACGCTATATTACTTGATGCATTTCCACGAACTACTGAATTTGTTAAACTGATATTTGAAATATTAAGTTGTAAACTTAAATCTGCCTCATTGGAGAAAACTCTATTCCCATAAGGTGGGTCAACAACAAGGGTCATTACAATTGGGTCAACCCCACTTGCTTGTCCATAATCTCGTCCTTCTGCAACGACCCCTAAACTCAGCCCTAATGAATTAACTGAAGTTGATTTTATAGCATTTCCGGTTATTGCAGGAACTCCTAAATTTGCGTGACAGGTTGTGGTTCCGTACTTCCTTCGAGGGTCTAAAATATCCTGAGATACTATACCATCAACATTTGTGCTTAAATTTAAATTTGCAGTTCTCTTTTGAAATGGATTTCTGCCTTTTACAATTGTGCCTAATTTAAATGTCAGTTCACTTTCCCTTTGAGCCAACTGACCGATCAAATGTGGAGTTCCATCGACTACCTGACTTTGCCTTGAATTAATTAATTCACTTGAATTTGGAGCAATTGAAAATGGTTTATTTTTGTTTGCGTACTGATCAATTTTATCTACCTCGCGTACTAGTAAATCTAAAATCTTCAACTCCTGCAACTGAGCCTTCTCGTGCTGACCTTCTCCCACAAGCCACGACTGATACGCATGAGCTTTTATTGCTTGAGCTAAAAATCTTGGAATTGTACTTTCTGTTGAATTCGGTGTAAATGTCGGTGCTTCAATTTTGTAAACCATCCAAAATTCGTTTATCCGATCTTTCCCATCGATATAAATTCCTTCTCTACCCTCTCGAAAATTTAAGTGCTGAGTATTTGAATATCGAGGATCATCTGTGTAGCAACCCAAGCAATTTCCAATAGTATTATAACCTGTCTGCTCATATGGTATGAACCTTTCAAAAAAGGGATTAACCTCGTAAAAATATTGAGAATTAGTTGTGTCTATTCCATCGGTTAAATAGTTAGTTTTTCCAAGTGCTGATTCTTGTATGCAAACAAAATGCTTACCTTCATGGTTTACTTTTGCACCTATTCCATACAACCCTGATTCAGACCAAGGAGTGTCTGTATATTTATCTCCAATTTCGTGCCAATCTGCCGGACTTGTTGGTAAATTAAATGTACCCTGACTATGCTTTCTATAAAATTTATTTTCATAGAAAACTTCATCTCCAACATCGTAAACAAGTGAACTATCGTAAGGCACTCGAAACGATCTTTTTTCCGTTATGGTAAACTCACCCCAAGGATAATAGTCCCAACAATAATTTACAGCATCATTAATGTACTCTGCGAGTATGCTCTTTTCGTGAGCGAGAACATTGTCAGGATCAATTCCGGCAATCGAGGAAACCCCTCGTTCAATAGCCGAATATGTGGTTGTCCTCATACCACTACATTAGCACTCTTTGACTTTATAAGAATTAAATCTCCAAATCGCTTTTCCATGTATTTTAAAAACGATTTATCTCTCCAAATTCCTGTGCCAAGCTTGCCTTCCCAAAAATGAAAAACCTCCGGACAAACCTTCATTCTAAGTCTGCCAAAAGGTAAGTTTTTTCTCTCTCCTCCGGAAACCCTTTTCTCAGCCTCCATAAGCTTAATCTGCTCTTTTTCAGCGTTGTCAAGCTCGGAGCGATACATAGATGCTAGAACCCCCCAAACCTCTTTTGTGAGATTTTCTTTTCCAACAACTATTTCTTCCGCTCCGAGCATGACTACACTAACTAACTACTACTAACGCAAATTAACTAAGCGTATATTTGCCATGATCAAGCCCACCGGAGTAGGATTTTAAAGCAAATACAGACTCGACAAGACTTCTTGCACCTCCACCAAGATCAGGAAGTTCCCTGACATTAGTTTCTTCAGCAAAAGCAACTTCAAGTTGACTCATGTTCAAAATGAACAATGTGTTTTGTCCAACAGAAGCATCATAGTTGTCACTTGAGTCTCTAGCATCTTGCTCGAGAAAGCTCGATAAATTTAAGGTTATTACCCCAAAATCAGTGTCGATGATATCAATTGAAGTGGCGAGTTTTCCCTCATCGGTGTCGCGATTCGACATCACGATGTTGTTTGTCCGTGGAGTAAACAAGGTAAACTCAGAAATCGTTTTCTTAACTCCGGTTCCGCAAAGACCAAAAAAGGACTTATCAGATTCTCCGGTTTGTTCGTAAATCGATTGCAGTATGCCTCGCAAATCCTCTTCTTTTGCGGTTGCTGTTGTGGATGTCCCAATTGACTCTGTTGGAGTCAAAAACTCAGCAGGGACAGCAAGAGTGCTTTGTGCTGTGTCGGTAATCCATTTTCCTAATCCACGAGTTTGATAAGGTGAAGAAGATGTCTCCTGATTTGTCTCTTGTGAAGAACACAAAGTCGCACAAATATCGCGCTTGTGTGAGACCAAACTTTTTGCAATTGAATTTGCCATTTCCTTCTTGTAACCGACTCCGGCAACATCCGAAACCATGTTGGCAAGACGAGAAACTTTTGGAAATCTTCGAGCATACTGAACATACACTTGGCATTTCGCACGATCATCATAATTTTCAAAATCACTTGCAGTCGTATCAACTCCATCTTGAGGAATCGCATCAGAAACTCCGCTTGTGTAAGTTGCTCCGGCAACGATATTCGTTTTATGCTTGTCTACACCCCACTCTAAAAGTGAATTTTTAGGTGCTGAACCCTTCTTAACTTGACTTAAAAATGGAGTTGACTTTTTGTCTACTATTGTTAACAAATCCGCCAACGACTCTCTTTTTAAACTTTGATCTCTTTCAACTATTCCTGCCATAATATTTTTCCTCTAAATTTATAATAATGTTTCAATATAACTTGAAGCATCACCGATATCTCCTGAACTTGCTTTCGCGAGAAGTTTGGACTTAGTAGAAGATTTTCCTCGCACAACGCTAGGGTTGGCACGAGTAGGAGCAGAAGGCATTTTAGGTGCAACAGCTTTATTTGCTCCACCACTTTTCTTTGCCATTATAGCTTTATAACCTTCTACAGCATAACCTAAAGTTATCATTCCGTATGGGTCATTTTCGACATACTTTTTAATCTGCGGATTGTTGGAAATGATTTTATTCATTTCTACTTTCTCCGGTGATCCGTCATCTTTCATCCACTCAAATGTGGATAAAGCTATACCTGAATTTTGTTGCTTTAACTGAAGTCGTTTTGCTACTTCCGGAATATTCTTCCGAAGGTCTCGATCAGTTTGTGCTGTTAATTTTCGAGCAACTTGCGAATCGACATCGTGCGTTTCTCCGGACTCGTCAGTATACTCACCCCCATCAGGATTTTCTAGCAACCAATCGCGAAGATGCTCGGCATCACTTTCTCGCTTTTTTAACTCGTCAAAAGTTTGCACTTGATCAAATTGATCCAACCCCTTTTGTGGGGCTTTTTTCATATCACGAAGTTCTTCCTCAAGTGCTTGCTTTTCAGCTTCCGCTTGATTCTTAGCTTCAATCAATTTACCAATTCGCTTTTTGACTCCATCGGAATCCTGAGAAACCTCAGTTTCCGGCTCAACTTCAATTTCAGGCTTAGGCTCAGGCTCAGTCTCCGAATACTCAGCGACTTCTTCCGCACCCTCCTCTTCTTCTATCGGTGATTTTTCAATGAACGATTCGACTCCACTTGCTTCCATAATGTCGGCAATTGAGACGATATTTGATTCTTCTGTTTCTGCTGTAGGCGCGACCTCTTTTGTTTCTGTCATAGGTTTGTATTCATTAGACGAATGGAATGTATACTCGATTTTAAGTCTCGGAGACTTGTCTAATTACCTATGTCGAGTTCTCAACGGCAACCCCAACAATGTACTTGGGGTTAGTTGGGATCAGTAAACCGATACCATACTTGGCGAAAACATTGCTTGTGCCGTTCACTCCACCTACTTCCGCTGAAAGCTTCTAGTTTCTTTGCATCCAAAGCTTTGCGTATCAGTCTGTAACCTTTACTATCAGCACAACCAAGGTTTTCCATAAACTCCCTTGCTGTAAACCAATCGTCCCCCTCCGGATAAATGCCTTGGAGGTGTTTCATTTCTGATAGCTTTTCAGCCCAATTTAAATTTGCTTTTGCCATAAAAACTTTCCATCAAATTTGCGAACCGGATAGCAAGCCCAACTCTTGTTAGAATAATATCCGTATACCCACCCTGCCTCATGGGCTAACCTGTTTACCTTTGCTCGGTTCCAATCCATTGCACAGGTTGCTAGGCATCCGGCTGAGTACCCTGCCCCTCCACCTCGCCTTGGAATTGATGCAAATTGGATGGAATGAATGTGACCATGTACGACCAACCCTCCTGCCTGACCAAAAGTTTCAGCGTGTCGTTTTGTTGCGGTAACCCCATGATAAAAACCATGAACAAAATTTATTTTTCCAAGGCTCAATATTCCCTTGTCTACATCGTATGGGTAAATTTTGCATTTCATGGATCGGCATTTTCTTTCGATATCCTTAATGCCCATTTTCGCGGTGTCGCGTATTATGCCAACTGAATGTTTCTGAGCAGTTTGCCATAACCTGTCATCATGGTTGCCAAGCAAAAAATGGTGAGGACGAAACTTTTCCAAAAACTCCATTCCTGCCCAAACATCTGCTTCCATCGATGCGTTTTTTTCTGCGGTGTCAGCACTTCGCATAAGAGGAGAAAAATCAAAAAGATCACCTCCAAAAATCCGGACATCAGGCTTAAACTCTTCAGTAAACTTTAATAAATTTTCAACAGCTTCGTAGTCCTGTTTGTCTCCGTGCAAATCGGAGCAATAAACAAAGGATTTCATTCTCCTTCAAAGACTATAATGTTTCCTATTAACTCAAATTTTATAGTTTCTAGAACTCCTAAAGTTTGGCGAATAGTTAAGCCCTTGTCTAGGTACTCATTTATTTTTGTGTCTAACTCTTCCTGTAAGTTGTCTTCCCATTCTTCCATCCTTTATAATCCTCAATTTGTGATTTTAAAGTGGTCAAGGAATCAATTCTGCCGGAGCAATGACTTAGCATTTCCGCACTTATTTTTGGGTCTGAAATTTCAGACACAGCAGAAAGTAAATTATTATCAATTATAGAATCTAAAGCTTGCCACAATTTTGAACCTTCACCCTGCTCATTGAAGGTTTGCGAAATTTCGTCTTGAGTCATTAGTTTTGGATATTTCACCAACTCGACTCGTTTTTTACCGAATAATTTTAAAATGTTAATACTGACCTCCTTGCTGACCTTGATTCATCACAGGCTTCACTCCAACTCGACCAATCTGTGCATTTTCTTTTTGCATGATTCCGAATTGCAAGAATTTCATACGATTATCCGCAAGTTGTTTAACCAATGGTTTGGACTGCATTTTTTCCTGAAGCTCCTGCGAAGTCTGAAGAAGTTGCTGTGCAACTTGTGAACGAAGCTCGAAGTTCAAACCTTCTTTTGGTTGAGGTTCAATTTCTGCCATGATTTTAATCCATGAAATTTGTTCGTCATCAATTTCCTGTTGGCTTGCAGTTGCCGGATCACGAACAACGCTTTTTGCCAATTGTGGGTCAATGGACTCAGCCATTAGGGTGACCAATTTATTTCGGTCAATTGCAGATTCTGTATCAAACTGAGTAAGCTGAGTAACAGAAGCGATCTTCTTTTCCATGAACTCAGGGTTCAAAGTATCAACTGAGAATCTTAGGCTCAGGTCATATCGTCCCTGAATATCGTCCGGCTGAATTGCAATTTCTTCCGGCGCACCTCCAACAATTCGAGATACAAATTCAGGACTCAAATATTGTTGGCACAAGCAAAGTGCCTGACTAAGTGCCTCCCTCCATGAATCAAGCCAACGATTCACCATGCATTGATTATATAGTTGATTCGTCATTGGGTCTTGAGACTGACCAAAATACTCATTGGCATCATTGTCTGCCCTCTCCTCTGCCTCGATGGAACCTGTTGATGGTTGAGGTGGGGCGAGCCATTGAATGTCATCCGGACGAGTAATTGTAATCTGTGATGCCGGAGCAATTAAAGTGTTCAATGCGCCTCTTCGAGCGTTAGTCAAAAGAGGAGGCAAAGTGCTTATTTGACCTTGGTCATTTCTGAGATCACGCTGAACTTTTATTTCGTATTGGTTTGGTGCGCAAATTTCCGAAATGCCTCGAGAGTCCATAATCGAGCGTGATAGTCTTTCCCTTGAAAAAAGGACAAACGGCATTTGATTATGACCATATTGTAAAAGCTCATGCTTCCCATAAAGATCACTTACATGAGGTGAAAATGAAGTGCAGTAGATTGCCGGAACATTAGTATCTTCATCATACACTCGCTTGTAAGAATAAAAGATTTCGTACAAGTCATCAAAGTCCCCTTGAACTCCTCGACTAATACTATTCAACTGAACCATTGACGAACGATAATCGTGATCTGCGACTCCGCTTGCACCTCCGGCTTTCTCAAGAACAGCTTCGACAAATTCCTCATCAAACCCTTCAGTATTTATTTTGTCTCGAAGTTCAGTTTCAGACATCCACTCCCTTCGCATAATAACCCTGCTCCGGTCTAAGTCGGTGCAGTTTGCATCCACAAAAATGTCATCATATAATCGATGTGCAACAAACCTTGGGCGATTTTCGTGCTGTACCGGAGCCGGAAGTTTTGCTTCTCCGGTTTCACGAAATTGTTTAAGACCTTTTTTTAGCGCCTTTTCTTTAACCCCAACAAAAACTTGTGACATGATTGCTAGTGCCTGATCGGTCATATCAGGGTCTTGCAGTACCATCATTATCTGCTCAACATCCTGTTCCTGACCCCCCATTTCCTGAACCATCATCACAAGGTCTTGAACTGAGAATCGCTTCATCCGCATGATCGTTTCCTGTTGCCAATAAACCCCAAGAATCGCAATTGCCGGAGATGAAGAAAAAAGTTCCTGTGCTAAAATTTCTACTTCCCTTCGTAATTCAGGAAGCATTTTTTGTTCGATAAAATAAGACAAAAGAGAACCCCAATTTGAAGCCTTTTTATTATCTTCTACTTCAACTCCGGTTACTCCTAAATTTGCTCGGAAAAAAGCCTCAGAGACCATATGGACATGGCGATTGATATGCTTGTCAGCAACCCTGATCTTGGTATCAGATGCACCCTCCCAAGGATGTGGTTTCCTGCCTAAATATTCCTCATGCTTTCTGTGGTCAGGGCTTTCACCATCCCATCGGCAATAGCGAACATCATCATTTGATGACCTTAGTTGTAAATTTCTTCCGGCATCCTCAATTATTTCAGCTAACTCAGATTGCAGTAAGGCAATATCCGGCTTTTCAGACATCCGGTTTTTTTCCTCATTGTAGACAACGCTCATGCCATAACCTCCGGTTTGATGATTTCCTCAATCTCTTTCCGGACGAAATATGCTCTTGCACCTTTGCGGAAATATCTTGGTTTTAGAATACCATCAATAATCCATTTGGTGATCTCATTGTCATCGAGACCTAACCAATCTTTTACTTGCCCTCGTCTTAAAAGGGCGGTAGTTGGTGCAACTTGATCCATCTCCGAAAAAACACATTCGGAGACAACCTGTCAACTACTTATTTTTTTCCCTGACTACAATTTCATCAATTGCTCTGCCAAGATTATCGTTCTTGGTAAGTAAATACTTTTTCGTTTGTGGATTTACCATTGCGGTAACCATTACTCTGCGCAATTCAGTTGGCAATTTTGGTCTGCCATTCTGATTTGCCCTTTTACCTCCCCATGTAGCTGTTGTAGTCATCACTTGATTCTTGTATAAGAAGAAGTATTTTTCAAGGAAAAAATTTTCTGCGTGTTTGTATTTATGACAATCCACGAGGTTTCAGCATCCTTTGCTAATTTCCTAAGAAGAAAGCTTGAGTCTACCTGATCCGGTGGAAGTTCTAAAATTTCCGCGAACCTTACTTTTGCTTTTCGTGTAACACTCATGCTTTTTGTCTCCTAAGTTGTAGTTCTGTTAAATATTCCTGTGCCTTTTGCTTGCTAGTAAAATAAGCAATCTCGACTCCATCCCTCTTAATAATCCACGGCTTTCCGTGCCAAGGAGAATATCCGGTGTATACTATTTTTGTCATAATATTACCTTCCCTGAATAAGATTTTTAGTAGTTAAAATTTGCCCTCTATGAGCCAACTTGAGAAGTTTTCCTAAGTTAAGGCATAAAGACCAACGATTGAGTCCATTGCATCCATTGTCCTGAATCCACTCCTGAGCTAAGAATGCCAAAGTCCTAGTGGTTAAAGTGGAATCGATAACTAACTCTTTTTCCCCAAAGATGAGGTTGGCTAATTCGATTACTTCAGCGTTAAGTAAGAATTTTTTAGATTTAAATTTTGTTGCTGTCATACCTACAACTTACTTTATATTATATAATAATCAAGTTCTTCCTGTGTCATAAACTAAAATGTCAAGGGGTGATTAATTAATATGGATAATTGACCCCACATAAAACAATGGTAGTCAACACTTTATGCATAACCTTTATATGTTTATAAAAAAGGGTTTTATCGACATATTACTTAACCGCTAAGTCCTAGGAGTTAGCCGTTAATAAGTTCCTCCGGCATGAATGATACCGGAATCAGTATCAATGTAATTGGCTCCGGATAGGCAAAAATAGCGACAGCAGTCTACAAAATCCTTTACTTTTCCTGTCTTTCCGTCCTTTCCGGTATAAATTGACAGGGCAAACCGGAGGTTTTTGCAGTCCTCGTGGACATATAAGCGAGGTGCATTCTCAGGACTTATTGGTTCTGCCTCATTATAGTCCAAAAGATCGTTAATTAGGGCAACTCCCTCTTCTATTCTCGTTCCAACCGAAGGTTCAAAGAACATTCCCATATCTGCCATCTGATCAATAAGCGTAGTAATGCCGGATTTCATCGGAGTAGGTGCAGATCCAAATCGAGAGTCCATAATTCGCATAAAAATGTCTTCATCCTTCTCTAATTCCTCAAAAATCGATTTGTATTTTGCCAAGGAAAAGCCTAATGGGTTCTGAGCCTCCCCAACATCCCCATCTAGGTGCTTTCCTGCGACTGCCCACTCTCCCAAGATGCCATATCCCTCAATTTGCGTAACCTGATCCGGAAATTCTCGGTAAACATAGCATTTTCCATCCACAGCAACCCTAATCCACAGACATACCCAATTTTTTCCGTGAGATGGGTCAACTACCATGTAATTAGTACCTTCTTCCGGAATTTGTTCGCTATTTACCACATGGGAATCCCCCCAACGAGGAAATAAAGTTCCGGCAATCTTGGTTGGAAGTCCATAAGCCCTAGTCAGAATTTTTTGCCGACTATCATGCTTCAAGGTACGCTTCAATGCCTTATAATCATTGAATTTATTCCATGCCGAATGAAAAAACACAATTCTCGTATTGTCTTTCAATGGTTGCATGATCACCGGAACCTTAGAATCCGGTAGTAGCTCAGGATCAGCATCAATTGCCTTTATCGTCCTAGCACCATCCATGTACTCCCTGATTGTGGGAGTATAACCGGATACCGGAGTAAAGGTAATAAGCATACCTCGGTAAGGATATCCCTTCATCCATTCCGGATGATCATCATTCTGTACAGGCTTATTTGCCCTCGTGGTAAGCCGGAATCTTAACGAATTTATATGTTCGATGGTGCAAAGCTCATCTAGCCAAACTAAGTCCCATTCTGATCCCTCAAGTATCCCTGTATCAAGGTTTTGCGAATAATTCCGGAAGAATACCCTACTTCCATTTGGAGCCACTAAACAGGATTCTGTAAAACCTCCTTTCTTCGAGAAAGTCATATTGGTAACCTTCCCTTTCTTAGCCTGTTTCCACTCCTTTGGTATAAAATCCCAAATATATTGCTGTTGCTGTTCAATCGATGTGGAAGCTGTTGTATGCATACAAAGCACATTGGCATCAGGAATGTCGTTCACCAACTTCATCACCCTCTTACTCGCGAAGCACGATTTCCCTGAACGATTTCCCCCAAGTATCACAAGTTCATCGACTTGTGAAAACTCTTTATCTGCCATTGCCCAATGATCAGGCTCATATCCATGATGGAAAGGGTCTTTCTTTTCACGCTCGATTAATTTTTCCCTTTCCTCGAGCAAAGACATGGTTTCTTCCATGCCCAACGCTTCAGCCTGTTCTGCTGTGGGAATCGAGAAATAAGGATGTGGTGTAGGGTGAAACATTATTTTTGAGAGTCCATAAATGATTTACGAAAAAGTTCTATTTCTTCAGCTATTATTTTTCCGTGATTAAAAGTATCACTTTCATAAAGAATGTCGTTCGTTTCTTGTCCGGTTATAATTAACTTCTTGCCTGTAACTAAATGCAATTCGCATCCCCCATCACTTGCGCCTTCGTGTTGATTGCAATCGATGTAAGCAATCGCTAATGGGTTAACCACTAAATCTGATTCGACTAAATGTATTAAGTTCATTTCTTTTTCGGTTTCTTTGCCGGAGGCTTTTTCCTTGGCTCCAATCCCATCAATTTGGCAAACATCCCCTTCTCAGACTTCATTAACTTCTCTTCAAATTTCTTCAGTTCTTTCTGCTCACCCCATTGCTCAACTATCCGTTCACTCTCTCTGCTCATCTTAATATTTTCCTCTCCATCGTGGACATCTGCCCTTCATCACCCAAACCCTGCCCCCTGTGGCAGGAGGGCGAGCAAAAAGCTTCATTCCTTTTAAAAAATTCTTGTTGTCCGTAACCCTAACTTTTATGTCACCACAAAGAACCAATCTGCGGTTTCTCGTAATTCCGGTAATTACCATTTCCTTTTCCTCCATTACCTCCAAAGGCTCACTCATCTTATCCACCAATAATTCCTTCTGAACTAAATTCCTGATCTCATGCTCACCTTCCTCCGTATATACAATTGCGTTACTTTTCTTCACCCATCCGGATATTCCGTCATCAATCCGATACTTTCGTAATACATCCCTCGGTAAACCAAGTTCCTCCGCTAATTCCACTTCACTCTTCATTTTCAATTTCATGTTCATGCAATGGACTGACAACATCCTCGTTGTCCCACATCCACCCCAAGGTTAAATAATAATCTAATTCTTGTTCACCCATCTTTTTGCATTCCTTTTTAAAATATCAATTTTTACTAAGTAAGCTTTTTTAGGCTCCCTATCTCCGTTACCCACAAATTTGACCTGACGAATACCATGATACAAAATACAATCCTTTATCCGCTCAGGTTTGATGATTAAATATCCATCCGGTAAATCAAATACCCAATAATCTGCTCTCGTTGAAATTAACCCACTTGGCTTGTCATACATTTTTACCTCAATGACAATATTACCTGTTTCAGCAGATTTGTAATCCCTCTTCACCTCATAAGCTGTTTTTGTTTCAGCAATGATGAAATCATAATACTTAAAATTTCCTTCCACGCACAAGGGATGCTGTCCCTTCTTACGGCACATATCCATCAATTCATGCTCGGATATCTTACCCAACTCTAGGTCTTTTATGAAATTATCCATTAATCAAAAAATAATTCAGGCAGGGTGTTCAATGCAGGACACAGAAAGAGGGTAAAACCATAAACCCCCTTGGTTCCTTGTTAGCAACATCTACTAAATCTATGCCCCTGCCTGAAAAGTTAAAAATTTTCTGTTTAGTAATCGGTTTAAGGTAGGAGGAAATAAATCCCCTCCACCCCCCCCACCCCTGCTTTGAGGTCAAAAGAGGACTAAAAGTCCCCTGTGCATCCGCATAGATAGTGGGCTTCAGCCTGTTGATGGCAGAAATAGGGAATAATGTGGTCACATTGAGCTTACAATTCCTGCCTACGCGCACGAGGAGAGACAAAAAGGTTGGAGCCTCAAACC